AAGCCCTCTGGACTTGGCGCAGGGTTTTGCCTTGGTCGCAACGAACTGCATCATTGACCAGTACGGTCGCATCGGCTCGCGCAAGGGCTGGGCACGGGTCAACGCCTCGTCCGGCGCTCTTGGGGCCAACAACGTGGGCGTAATTCACGAACTGGTGCAGGCTGACGGCACGCTGACTGTGCTGTTCGCAGGCAACAACAAGCTGTTCAAGCTGGACGGCTCCAACGCTGTGTCTGAGTTGACCTATGGGGGCGGGGGCACTGCGCCGACGATCACGGCCAGCAACTGGTCGGTGGCTTCGCTCAACGGCATCACCTACTTCTTCCAGACGGGCCACGACCCGCTGATCTTCGACCCGGCCATCAGCACCACCACTTTTCGCCGCGTCAGCGAGAAGTCAGGCTACGTCGGAACCGTGCCCTCGGGCAACATCGTGCTGTCGGCCTTTGGCCGCTTGTGGGTTGCGGATACCGCCACCGACAACGTGACGGTGTTCTTCTCTGACCTGCTGTCCGGCCATGTTTGGAGCACGGGCACAGCGGGCACGCTGAACATCGACCGGGTGTGGCCCAACGGCTCAGACGAGGTGACTGGCCTAGCGGCCCACAACGGCTTTCTGATCATCTTCGGCAAGCGCCAGATTCTGGTCTACGCCAACGCTACGACACCCGCCACGATGAGCCTGAGCGACACGGTGGGGGGCATTGGCTGCATCGCCCGTGACACCATTCAGAGCACGGGCAAGGACATCTTGTTCCTGTCTAACTCGGGCATCCGGTCGTTCGCCAGGACGATTGTTGAGAAGTCAGCGCCCTTGGGTGACCTGTCCAAGAACATCCGCAGCGACTTCATGTCGATTGTGGCTGGCGAGACGCTGGCCAACATCAAGTCGGTGTACTCAGAGGCAGAGGCGTTCTATCTGGTGACGCTGCCATCAGTCAAAGAGGTGTACTGCTTTGACACCCGCGTGCAGTTGCAAGACGGCTCGTTTCGCGTCACCAACTGGAACTCGATTGAGCCAACGGCGCTGCTTTCGCGGCGCAACGGCGACGTGTTGATTGGCAAGAACGGGTACATCGGCAAGTACAGCACCTACCAAGATTACACCTCGGCGTATCGGATGCAGTACTTCACCAATCATGCCGATCTGGGCAACCAGAACGTAACGTCGCTCTTGAAGCGCCTTAAGGTGGTGGTGATCGGCGGCACGAACCAGTTTGTGACAATGAAGTGGGGCTTTGACTTTTCCGCCAACTACCTGTCTGCCAATGCGCTGATTCCAACGCAAGGGATTTCAGAGTACGGCATCGGTGAGTACGGCATCGCTCAGTATTCTGACGGCGTGGCCTTGCAGACCTTATCGACCAGCGCAAGCGGCAGCGGTAAAATCGTGCAAACCGGATACGAGTCCAACATCAACGGCTCCGCGCTGTCGATTCAACGGATTGAAATCCAATCCAAAGACGGCAAGATGTCGTAAGCAATAGGAGATCATTTTGTCAAATTACACACAGAGCACGAATTTCGCCACCAAGGACGCGCTGCCGTCTGGCGATCCGCTGAAGATCGTCAAGGGCACCGAGATCAACACGGAGTTCAACAACATCGCTGTGGCCGTGGCGACCAAGGCTGATCTGATTTCACCTACGTTTACGGGGACTCCTACACTGCCGACTGGGACGACTGGCGTAACGCAAAGCGCGGGTAACAGCACCACTGCGTTGGCGACCACGGCTTTTGTGACCGCAGGTCTGCAAGCTCTCTATCCCGTAGGTTCCATCTACATCAACGCAGGTGTAACGACCAATCCCGGAACATTGCTGGGCTTCGGCACTTGGACGGCCTTTGGCGCTGGCCGGGTCATGGTCGGCCTAAATGGCAGTGATGCTCTGTTTGACGCGCTTGAGGAAACTGGCGGTAGCAAAGATACTACGCTGGTTAGTCACACACATACCGCTACCTCTACTGTTAGTGATCCCGGCCACGTTCACGACCTTACATTTAACTCCAACCTACAGACAGTAGGAACTGCAAGTATTGCGCTCGGCGATGACTTGATAACCAGCCCACTAAATGGGTTTATCGCCAGCGCCACCACTGGTATTTCAGTTGCTACAACAGTTGCGTCCGCAGGCTCCAGCGCCACCAACGCCAACCTCCAGCCGTACATCACCGTGGCGATGTGGAAGCGTACTGCATGATCACCCACCACTTCAGCGACGGTCTGTACGCCACATGAACGAAGTCATTAATTTACTTGCTGTAGTTGACGATATTGTTGTTGTTCAACAGGGTCAAAACACACCTGAAAAAATCAAATTTCGGCACAATGTTTTAGTTATGCAACAAGGCATGATTGACAGGATAGAAAAAGGCGAGATTGAATCGACGCTAGAAGACTGCACATTAACTCATCACTTCGCACCTGTTGATGAAAAATATGGCTGCGGCACTTATGCAAGGGAAATGTTTATCCCAAAAGATACGGTCATCATAGGAAAGATTCATAGACATCAGCACTTGAACTTTATTATGAAAGGCAAGGTATCTGTTGCTACTGAATTTGGTAAAAAGTATTTTGAAGCACCGCACGTATTTGTTTCTGAAGTTGGATTAAAACGTGCTGTTTATGCGGAAGAAGACACTATCTGGGTAACTATTCATTTGACTGAGCATCAAGGAGAGGAAAACCTTTCCAAGATAGAGGAAGAAGTTATCTCACCAACGTATGAAGAAATGGGGCTTATAGCCTCTGCGCCGCAAATTAAAGGAGAATTGCCATGACATGGGGAAACGTAGCAGTAGCCGGGGTCGGCCTTGTAGGGGGTTTGCTCGGGGGCAGTTCATCCAAGAAAGCCGCGCAGGGGCAAGCCGCAGCGCAGGTTGAGGCGGCGCGGATTGCGGCTGAAGAATCGCGGTTCCGTCCGGTCGGCATCACGACCCGCTTCGGCCAGTCACAGTTCCAGACCGACCCACAAGGCCGCGTCTCTGGGGCCAGCTACACGCTTGACCCCCAACTGGCGGCCATGCAAGACCGCTTCTTGGGTCTGGCAGGTGGTGGGCTGACGCAAGCCGAGGGAGCGCAGCAGCAGTTTGCGCCCTTGGGCCAAGCGGCGCAGGGTCTGTTTGGCCTTGGCCAGCAGTACCTGGCGCAGTCGCCTGAACAGGCCGCGCAGCAGTACATGGCTGGTCAACAGAACCTCTTGGCCCCAAGCCGTGAGCGTCAGTTTGCGCAGCTCCAGAACCAACTGTTCCAAACTGGCCGTGGCGGTCTGTCGGTCGGTGCGACAGGCGAGCGCCCAAGCGGCGCGGCGGGTCTAGGCGCAGCCAACCCCGAGATGGAGGCGTACTACAACGCTATCGCCCAGCAGGACGCGGGTTTGGCTGCGCAGGCCATGCAAGCCGGACAGCAGCAGACAGCGTTCGGTGCTGGTCTGTTCGGCACTGGTGGCAACCTGCTCACGCAGGGCTACGGCGGTCAAGCTGCGGCTCTGGGTCCGTATCAAGCCTACTTGCAAGGCGCGACTGGCCTGGAGGCTTTGGGTCAGCAGCCGCTGGACATGGGTTCGGCTTTGGGCGGGCGCAACGTCAACACATCCGGCGCAAACGCGCTGTATGGCGGTGGTATGGCAGCAGCGCAGTCGATGGGTGCGGCCAACGCCTACAACCCGTTTGCCACGGCTTTGGTTGGCGCGTCGCAAAATCCTGCGCTGATGCGCGGGATAGGCAATATGTCTGGCAGCGGTCTTCAGGCTGGATTCTCGCAAACAGCCCTTGGTGGCTCTGGTTTTGGTACGGGCCTAGCTTACGGCAACCAAGACATCGGCGCGTTCATCTAAGGAGTAAGACATGGCAGAAATTGTGCAATCCTTGTTCGGCGTTTCGCCGGAGTCTTACCAGCAGGCCCAACAGCAGCGGGCCGATGCCCAGGCGCTGCAATACGCTCAACTGACGCCCTTCCAGCAGGCGAACTTCGCCATTGGCCGTGGTGCCAACATGCTGGGCGGCGCTATCGGTGGTGCTCTTGGCGGTCAAGACCCTGAGTTGCAGCGCATTACGCTGCGTCAGCAGATCGCGGGGCAATTGAACCCCAACGACCTTTCTACCTTTGACAGTGGCATTGAGATGCTGCGACGAGGTGGCGATGGTCAAGGCGCTTTGATGCTGCAAATGGAAAGAGACAAAGCGCAGCAGCTCTCGCTGACTCGTCAAGACCAAGAACTTGCGCGTCAAGATGCGGCAGCGAAACGACGAATTGCAATGGAGTCCCAAGCTCGGACGCAACAGGCTCAATCTTTGCTGCAAGGCGCATACCAGCCTGCTACGCCAGAGCAACAGCAATTTGTTGAGGTTGATGAGCAGGGCCAGCCAGTGGCCATCCCAGGCCGTCCAGCGTCTTTTAATATCAATCCTGTCTTGCCTCAACTCATGCAATCCCCAGAGGGGCGAGCAGCCATCACAGAACAAGCCAACTTGCTGCCAGCATTGCGAAAACTTGGCGCATCTTCAATGCGTGAGGAGAATCCATTTTCTACTTTCACCGCTGATGCAACCATTCCCAAAAATGTTCAAACACTTGCACAGCAATACTCAAAGAGTTTTGCAAGCGGAGTTCTTGACCCTGAAAAGGCTGATGCAAAAGTCAAAGAGTTGGCTGAAATGACGCAGCGTGTTCAGCAGTTTGACCAGAACCAGCAGCAGATTAAAGACAATCAAGCCATCATGCAGACACTGCGTCAGCAAGGTCTTGAGAACTCTCAGCAAGCTCTTTTGATTCAGCGAGGCAACCAGGCTTTGCAAGCGCAGAATATTCAGTTCCAGCAAGACATGAAGCGCCAGCAAGAGGCTGCTAAAGAAGAAGCACGCAAGAACAAGCCACTGCCTTCTTATTTGGCAAAAGAGGAGGAGGCCGACTTCTCTGCTGCAAGCGCAGCAACCAACATTGCCACAGATGCGTATGGATACATCAACCGAATCAAGACGGGTGAGATTAAATTTGGCGTCAAAGACAAAGCCAGCATTCGCGCTCGCCAGCTTGCTGGATCAGGTGCTCCTGATGTGGTAGCCCGTGAAGAATACGACAGGTTTGTGGAAAACTTGGTCAATGAGAGTTTGCGACTTAATAAAGGAACGCAAACTGAAGGCGATGCTGTGCGAGAAGCAAAAGCACTCAAAAGCTCAGAATCAAAAGAGGCTGCTGCTTCTGCAATGAAACGATTGATTGAGATCAACACTCGACGGGCAGAGGGCGCAGCAAGCTCAGTGGAAAAGCGCCGAGCCAATGCAGGTTTTCCTTCAGCTCCTCAACCAATTGTTATTCCCAAGTTTGATGTTCAAATCATTACGCCAGCCGAATACAACAGCTTTTTGAAGAATCCGAAATTCCCAAGTGGTACAGTTTTTGTTGATCCAGATGGCGTTAGAAGGGTGAAACCATAATGGCAAACTATCAAGATGCTCCACTGGCTGATCAGCCACAGGCTGGTCAACCACAAGCCTTCACCTCTGTCCTTGGCCCTGGTGTTCCTTACTCTGGCGTTGCCGAGAGCGCAAGGGCAGTCGGCCAAGGCTTAACTTTTGGCTTTCTTGATGAGCTGGAAGCGGCTGTTCGCACTGGTGCAATCAGTGGGCCTGAGTATGAGCGCCAACGAAATCTTTTGCGTGAGCAGCAAAAGCAATTTGGTCAAGACAGCCCCATTGTCAAGACTGGTTTGGAGATCGGCGGCAGTCTGATTGCTCCACTTGGTATTGTCAAGCAGATTGGCCGACTCGCCCCTGCAACGCAATCCTCCATCATTGGCGAGACTTTGATGGGCCAAGCTGGCCGTGGTACTGCCATTGGCGCTGCAACTGGTGCGGCTTCTGGCTACGGATCTGCCGAAAAAGACGCTGGGTCTGCGGCTGCTCTTGGTGGCATCTTTGGCGGTTTGCTTGGTGGCTCTGTGCCTATTGTTGTGGACAAGGCTGGAACACTCATCAAGAACGTGCTGAACTCTGCTGGCATTGGTGACCAAGAAACAGCAGCATCCAAAATGCTGGCAAGCTATCTCAAAAAGGACAATCTGACGCCAACAGAGGCGCAGCAGGCACTGGATGAGCTGCGCAAGATTGGCGTTCCCAATCCAGTCATTGCAGACTTGGGGAAAAGCCTCAACGATCTGGCTTACAGCGCCTATGTGGTGCAATCCAAGGCCAAGGGAGGCACAGAGTCTTTCTTGGTCAACCGCATGATTGACCAACCCAATGACATTGTGAAGGGCTTGGTTGAAAAAGCTGGCCTGGCTAAGAACGTCAATGGCTTTGAATACCTTGAGGCTTTGACTGCAAATCAATCACGACTTGCCAGCCAGGCCTATCCAGACGCTTATCGAATGGCTATTGATGCAACGCCATTCAGGAAGTATGTGGAAAGGCCAGTCTTTCAGAAAGCCTATGAAGAAGCGGTAAAGCGTGCTGGTGTGTACGGCAACGAGCTGCCCCCTTTAAGCGCCATTC